AGCAAGGTTGCGACCCTTGTTTTTGAACTTGCGGTTAATCATAAAAACCCACACATCAGAACGTGTCTGCCTTTAAAGGGGTATGGGGTCGCGCCTCTTCTGGGCGCTGATTGAGACGGCAGGATTCGAACCCGCACGTCCCACATACATAAAATAACAAGTTTGATCGTAGTTAAAGTCAGCGACTAAATAAATAGTCAGTTGGTAAAATGGTTATCTCTTCTTGTTATTTCATAGTACTATAATAACATGAATATTTATATATAAAGTACATAATTATTCCATATTAATTCCAGCTTTTTTCCATTTTTTCGACAAGCAACATCCCCTCTTTGTATAGTTCAGAAAAAGACATTAAAGCATTATCTAGCATGTTGTAGTACTGACTTTTCTCGTAACCAAGTTTTGTATAAATATCACAATCAGTCTTTGGATATGTGAGCAAATACTTGTCAATCAGTATCAATCTATACTCTGGATCAAATATCCCGTTGACCGCTCTCTCAATCGCATCCAGTTCCTGTTCCGCTGATACACGATTAAGTGCTAGTCTCTCAACAGGCTTGCTAGGGACTCCATGAGGTTGCCTTGGCTCAAATGAGTAAGTAGCTGTAACTTTTTGAGTATCTACATCGTTAGCTATCCGCCGCCAGCGTGGATACTCTTTCAATTTACGCTTGGCATTGGATTTTGTTTTTTGGATATCAATCTCGGGAAAAAACGTCATAAAAGCCCCCTCAGTGTGGTATAATGGTGTTAACAGATATAACCAAGGAGGCGTTCGCATGGACGTCTTTTTTTGTGGAGAAAAGCCCTCTCTTCCTTTTTTTATTTTGACACAGGCGCACGATGTCAGTATTAGCGCCTTGGATAATAGCTGGTGACCGGTAACCAGCGTTAGATTTTTTGGGTGTAAGGAGATTGTCATCACATCCTTCTGTGTTTAATTTCGGTCTACACCTTACGAACCTTTGACAATCCGCAAGGCTGATAAAAATGAAGGTGTCTAAGTCGCTTTCAACGTGGTTCCTGGCACGTAATCCCACAGAGCCATTGCGTGGGGTTATAAATCTGTCAGTGGCACCCACGTAAACTGCGGGAACTGCTCTGCATCTTGGCGTTTAAGCAACGCAGCGTTTAGTGGGTTGCGTATCGTCCAGACAAAGCCATCATCAAATACCATTTTTACGTATTCAACTCCTTCCTTGTCAAGCAACACTCCTAATTCTTCAGTCATCTGTTACCTCTAAACATTACATAAACAAAGTCACTACCCAAAACAATAACAACGTCATTAACGGCGAAATAAAAGCTCTGCCAACTTCTGTGGCAAAATCTCCTTCTGCGTTTGTCTTGGCAATGATAAAACTTACTAGCACATCAATTGCTATCGCTTGTGGTAAATTGATAGGTGGGACGCCATCAATTGTTGACAAAATATTATTCCAACCGTATTTAATAACAAATCCAGACAATACGATGCTGATTGGCAATAGGGTAAATCCTATAATCAGGCGTTTTTTTAAATCACTTTTCTTTTTGTCGTAATTCATCAATTTATTTAATTCTCTTTCATTCATCATTCCGTCACCTCTTTAGGAAACTCCTCTCTCCAAGCCCAATCGAAGTCTTTGCGGATTTCTGACTCGGTGAGTCTTAAATCATCTCTCAAATGTATGTGTGAGTCTACTACTTCAGACAAAACTACTCTTCCGTCAGTTGTCTTAACCAGCATTATGTGCCTATGCGCAATACCGTTTTTCGGATTTGGTATCTCAACAGTGTACAGTTTCTCTTTTTCAATTGTATATCCGTATAAAAAAGCATTAACAAACGTTTCTTGCTTTTCGAAAACACACCATTTGTGCATTTTTATGTTACTTTCCATGTATTTAAAAGCGTATCTCAATGTACGTGCGTTTTTGTGCATATCATCTATGTAGTCAGCGACAAACTGTGGAATTTCTGGTTGAGGTTTGTCGAGTTTAATTTGATTAAGAATCTGAATAACATCAGCAAGTTTCAAATCATACGGCTTAGTTTGTAAATCTCTATATGCCATGTTATGTAATTTTTGCTTCGCTTCTTCAATGTTCATTTTGCGCCTCGGTTAAAAATAATTGCTTTAATATTGCCTCTAGCACATCAACCACAATTGCGTTTCCTGCCTGTTTGTAAAGCTGACTATTGCTATTGACAGACTGTGCTTTTTCAAAATCCTCATCACTACACCCCATCAACCGCCAACATTCTAGCGGTGTTAGCTTGCGGATGCGGTAATCTGGGAATTCAACCGCATAGTTATCTTTTTGGACACTTGTAATTGTATTGCTTGTGCCATTTTTGTTGATTTCAAGTCTTTGTTGTAGGTTTTGGTTTCCAGCTGACCTATCGTTTGGGTTTTCGGGGTCTCTCCCACGACTTGCGCCAATCAAAAAGGCCTTACTATCATCTGTCGTTATCGTATGGCTCATGTTTTTTTGCACTCTCCCTTTCCTCGTTTTGCTATCTGGATAAGCAGTATCTATTCCGTCCCCATCATCGGCTACTAAGTAGCCTTTTTTTGTTGCATTTTTATTCAATAAGCTCAATGACAGCACCTCCAACCGATTGTTGATTTCGGATGCCTGCATCATATCTTCCTATTACAGCGTTCATTACATTTTTTATTTTTGGTTTTTTTATCGTACTATCTACAACAACTCTTTCAGAAACATCATTTTCTCGGACAATCGTGGCCAATAATTCATTTGCTTTGTTTGTTGTTAAATAATACTTTTCATCAACATCATCTTCCAAAATGTCCTTTAGTCTGATGGTCAATTCCTGTTTTTCTGGGAAAATATAAGGTTTATGCTCACCTAAAATCGACACACAAAACACACGCTCTCTATTTTGCGGGACACCGTAATCCTTTGCATTTAGCACTTGCCAGTCATTCGTGTAGCCTTGACTCTCTAGCCAATCAAGCCATTTATCAAAATTTGGCTTATGCTTTTTGCCTACGAGATTTTTTACATTTTCCATTAATAGATATTTCGGTTTTTTAGCCACTATAACTTTTTGGCATTCCCAGAGCAATCCTGAGCGTGTACCGCTATCAATATCAAGACCAGCTTGCTTCCCTGCCACAGAAATGTCTTGACAAGGAAAGCTATAAGTAAATAAGTCGTGATCAGGAATAGTGTCAGGATTAATCTTGCTAATATCACCTAGATTATTTACTGGGCCATGAATTGCCTCATAACTTTTAATGGCAAATTTGTCGATCTCGGCAATAGCTACTACTTCGTGTGGTATCCCGAGGTTTCGCAATGCCATGCGTTGCGTACCAATACCTGCAAAAGCTTCAAATACTCTTAACATCTCATCCACCATTCCCAGTCAACTCAGCAATCCTTTTGTTTGCGATATTAAAGTAATCTTTATTTAGCTCATATCCAATAAAGTCTCTCTCCGTCAGTAGACAAGCTACTCCAGTTGATCCGCTGCCCATAAAAGGGTCTAAAACAACAGCCCTTTTTGTTGTGTGTCGCGTAATGATGTCCCTCATCAGGGCTACCGGCTTTTGAGTAGGGTGCTGTGTTTTCTCTGCTCCTGATACAATAGGATAGCGATATTCTGGCCTATCATATTTTTCCGATTTACGATTAAATACCCACTTGGAATTTTTTCGGACGACCCATATCCCGTACTCGCTATCTGTAATGTATCTCCTATCTCGATTTCTTGGCATAGGGTTATCTTTTACCCAACGGAAAATATCTTTTACTGCTAAGCCTGTTTTTTCGCAATGTCTTGCAATATCTCCTAAATTTTTCCAATCATTAAAGATCACCATTCCACCATTTTTAGTTAATTTTCGACTTGCAATATCAATCCAACTTAATAAGTCCGCACCTTTATCCCAATCACCAAAATCTATACCTGTCCGCCCCATTGTAGCAAAGTTATTTTTTACTGATATGTTATATGGCGGGTCTGTTATCACCATATCAATTGATCCATCAGTTAACTCTGTTAGTAATTCTAAGCAATTTCCACATTTTATTTCCATGTAGTGTTTTTTATCCTCCATTCCCGGTCAGATTCGCAATCCTTTTAGTCTGGCTCTGATTTTGCTCACGAGATTGCTTAAGCTGCTGCTGCGTGCTTACCAGCTGTATTTGTAAATCTGTGATTTTTTGCTCGTAGTGCTCACTGCTATAATCATGCCCAATCGCAAATCCCACAGCAAAAATGCAAGCAGCTAAAAGTATAAGTACAAAACCTGTTAAAAAGTCGTCTTTAGTCATGATCAACCTCCCTGAAGTTAGTTATGATTACCTCTTCTTCCACCTCCTCCATTTTTACCTTATATAAACGCTGACCTTGGTATTTCCTTCGCAATTGATCATGGCATTTCGATGCATCTTTTTCTGTTTTAAACTTATATTCTTCGTCCAACATATTGTCAAAATAAACTAAAACTTTATAACTCATTTACTCTCCTTTTTATTCATTATTTTGCATATTTTAGTGAGGTTACAAGGTTACATCACTTTTCAAAAAATATATTTATAAAAAACAAGAATCCCATAATATCAACGTTTATAGCACTTGCTATTTTTACTTATTAAAGTTTTTATATAAATGATGTAACCATACTAATAGACACCTCATAAAACCAGTCATATCAAGGCTTTAGATAGGTTACATCACTTTTTTTGAATTTTTCTCAAAAAATAGCCCTAAACCCTTGTTATTAATGGATTTTCGGCAGGTTACATCAATGATGTAACCTGATGTAACCCAAACGCCATTTTTAAGCTTTTTTAGCCTTTTTTAGCCTAAAAGGTTACATCACTTCATTTTGCATATTTTTCTTAAAATATGCCCTGACAGTTCTCCCTTTTATCTTCTTTATTCGGTATTCCCAATCTTGATGATTGTCCATAATCAACTTGATTTTGCGAGCAATTCTCTCACCTCTTGCACTGTCGATATCAAATACGTTTTTCAAAATCTGCTTGGCGGAAACACTCGCTTGCAGTTTAACACCTTCATAGACAAATCCCGACTCATTACGATAACTGCCATTATTAAAGTATGCCCAGGTATATTGATGTTGCTGAACCACTGACATTTCTTCCCACTCATCAGGAACTAACATGTCCAGATAATCGTAAATCTGTGATTCCGCTTCATCTTTATAAGTGAACCGCTCCTTATAGACCGCCAGTTCGTCTTCGAAGTCATCATCAAAAGTAAGCGTAAACCCTTTTTTGTAAATAGCGACCGCCTCACCCCAAAGTTGGAGCACATCCCGATCAGTCATATCAAACGGTTTGACCAACTGCTGGTCTGCATCCACCAGCACTGGCAGAAAGCGTCGCTCACCAGTTTTGTCTCCTAGGTACTCAACCTTGTTCGATGTCCTAGCAATCACAAAGTTTTTAGGGAATTTTTCAGCTCTGCGACCGTAAGACCTACGAAACGACAGTTCAGTTTTGGTTACAAATGCCTTGAGCTCATCAAAAGTGGTCTTTCTGCTGGCCACCATCTCATCATCGTTGACGATCAGAGACTTCAGCATGATTTCATAATTATCCTTATCCATAAAATCTTTTGCCGAATCAGTGTACCATTCGACTGCAACTTTCTGCAGGAAGGTGGTCTTACCTGCTCCTTGGCCACCGACTAAGTCCAATGTATAGTCAAATTTGACCCAGGGGTTAAACACCTTTGAAACTGCACCGACAAAGAACATGACCGCAATACGCTGAACAAAGATACTGTCTTCAGCACCTAGCCACGTTTGGAAAACTTGAGCTAACCGCTCCCTGTGATCCCAAGATTCATAAGCGTGCTCCATGTATTCCTGAACAGGATTGTAGGTTTTTTCTGCAAAAAAAGCTTCAATGCCATCTCTTAAAGCTCCAGCCTTAAAAACTGTTTTGAAATGATTTTCCAAATAGACGCTCAGATATGACTCAAAAGTAGATGGAAGCTGCCCACGTCGAAGCTGAATGGCGTCCAGTTTTACATCCTCCACAATCTCATGTTCACCGGTGAATTCATTGTGCCGGAGAAAATCATTCAACTTGTTATCGCTTTTCATCGCCAGTAAGACATTTCTAGGGCTGTCTGCCACAATGGATTCTACTTCAATCTGTTCACCTTCTTCGCTCAGGATTTTCTTTTTTCGTCGTGAAAACTGCTTGATTGAAATATTAACAATTTCACCTATTGTGGCCACCCCCCCTCATGTGTTTTTTGATCATCGATTCGATTGTCCGTCTCATTTCTCTTTTGCCCAAGGGTTCAACAGAATTATTATTGGCCGTTTCCGCAAGCCGCAGGATACATTCTGGATCCACCGACCGACTCAGTAACCCACCGACAAATCTTGCAAGAGTATCATTCCGCCCGCCCTGGTCTCCAAATCCCAAAACAATCATTTCAAACAGTTCCGTAGTCCGGTTCCGCTTACCAGCACCTTTGCTAATTTGATAGTAGATATTATCCAGGTCACTACCTGGATTTTTCTTGTTGTACTCTTGTTTGATGGCCATGACTAACTTTCGACTAGCTGTGACCATGGTGCCATCCTCTTTTGACTTGTCTTTATCCCAGGCATAAACACCTTTGGGAGTTTTAGACGGTGCCACCAGAACATAGTTATTAAGATGAGCTTTGACGTCGACGCCCGGAAGGAAGCCAATCATTTGCGTCATAGACACATCTGGATGTTTGAAATAAAAGATATGTTTGCCACCGCTGGCCGTTTTGGCCTGTAGAGTTGGAGTGATAAGATCCAAGTGTTCCCAATTGGCCAAACTCTCAAATCCATTAGCTTTCCCATGTAAGTCAATATCAATGACGAAAAACTTATCCGTCCGGACAGCGATATTGCTATCTGGGTACTGAGTCCAGAAATCTTCAATTTCCTGGGCAGTCATAGGCGGCTTATCCGCAAAAGCAATCATCGGCTTCTTCCCAGTTGGACTAATGGGCAATACAGAAAATCCTTTTTTTTGATAAGCCAAAGCATATTCCTTCATTCCCATTCAGTACCTCCTATTAGAATGGCAAGTCGTCAGCCTGAATATCCATTGGATTGTTATTATCGAATGAATCCTCTTGCTGCTGTTGCTGGCGGTATTCCAGCATTTTGAAATTATCTGCAACAACCTCGGTTACATACACACGCTGCCCCTGTTGGTTTTCGTAGTTACGGGTCTGAATACGTCCTGTAATCCCAATCAAGACACCCTTTTTCGCCCAGTTAGCTAAATTTTCAGCTTGCTGACGCCAGATCACACAGTTAATGAAATCCGCTTCGCGCTCACCATTTTGGCTCTTAAAGGCGCGATTAACAGCAAGTGTAAACGTAGCAACTGCCACCTGACTTGGAGTGTATCGAAGCTCTGCGTCCTTGGTCATACGACCAACTAGTACTACATTATTAATCATTTATTCAATCCCTTTCACTTTTTTCGCATCTGCGATAATCTGTTGTGCCTCTTTCAAACGCTCTGCAGGAATGTTCTCTGGCTTGTCAACGCCCATCTTTCCGATAAACCAGTTACCAATTGCAGCAGCTGGACTTCCTGTAGCTTCTGCCATGTTTTTGAGTTCTGTTCGGATAGCCTTGGCTTGCGCTCCAGTAATAGTTTTAGAACCATTATTTTTAGCAGGAGCTTTCGCTGTTGACTCTTGCTGACTCGCTTGTTTTTGATTAGTCTTTTGAGTTTTACCAGCACTTTGATTATTCTGATTATGATAGGCATCTGTATCAGCGTCATTATTGTCATCAATAGCCAAAAGCCCATTCAAAGCGTATTTACGAGCATAGCTAGAAGCTGCACCTGTAATCTGTGCCCCGTCCATACCTTTTTTGGTCTCGTCTTCTCGAGCGTAAGCCTTGTTTCCTACACATTCACCCATTGCGTAAAGGGTAGCTGTAGCCTCTACATAGTACCTCTCCCCAACCTGGACGATTTCGTCGCTCAGTACGATTGAGGCATCATATTTCTTCAAAAGAGGCTTGAGAGCCTCCAGGATATCTTCAGCGCTACGATAGGTATACTTACCAAAAGAGTTATACTGCCCTTTTGGAGCAATTAGGTCAGCCTGAATGCAACGCAAAACAATAAAGATACCCGATTCCTTATGTTCTGCCATTTTGTCTCCTCAAAAATAAAATTCAATGACACGCACGTCATGTTGTTGACGGCTGCCCGTTACCCGCCATAATAGCTGGCGGTAGTCGTCGTAGTCACCATCAGATGGATTGACTGGATCTAGGACAACAATCGTTTTAAATTTATACTGCAAGCCATCCACACCGACACCAAGTACTTGAGTGGTAGCTACTACATTGGTTTGCTCCAGAGCGTCCTTCTTGTCTCCCGTCCAAATCCCAATCTCAGGGTGACGCTCACGAATGACTTCTACAATTTGCTTCGACTTGCTGACTATCAGCATTTCTGTATGACTGGCCAACAATAAATCAAGCTGTATTAGCATAGGTGTATCTGCATTGATCGCCTTCAATTTCGGAAAGTCAATTTCAAACCCTGTCTGGATTAAGTACCTCTCAAAAATCTTTCGACCAAAAGTTTGCTTAGCCATCGCAAACTTGCCATCTTTACCAACGATGTTTAGACTTCTAAACTGTTCCAGCTCTTTCGGATTAGCAGGTGGGCACCAAACTGGTTCAAAAATTACCTCAAAACCGTTATTTTCTTCTGCCTCTTCAATGGCCTCAACATCTTCCCAACGGAAGAAATTTGGTAAATTGGCCACGTAGCTTTCATAGTTTCGGAAGTCATCCCATTCTTGTTTAGAATAGCTGAACTTGGAATACTTCATCTTACCATGGGCTAATTGCCAGTTCTCACGTTGATTAGGCTCAGCCATTCCAAATATTGTTTTTTCTAACGGGTAGAAATTCTGCCCTTTCTTCCTGATAGGCGTTGCAGAAAGCCCTACTGTATAGCCGCGTTTGACCTTCTTGTATGCTTTCACATTGGCATCGCTCGACATATTCTGCCATTCATCGATGACAAATACATCACACTCGATAGATTCACCACTTGCTAATCTGTTTTGCAATCTGCGATCCGTCATGATTTCTAACTCAAAATCATTTACATAGCCTAAATCTTGATGGGTGTTGTTCCAACCATTCAGGATAGCTAATCGGTTATTGATAACAAGTACTTTCTTAGCTTCTTTATGCTTTGCAATTTCAAAAGCACAAATAGTTTTACCCCTACCCCCGTATGCTTCCAAAAAGATACCAGGACAATCGCGGTCGCTACGCTTAACTGCTTCCGCTTGCCATTTGCGTAATTCGATTGCCAATGTCCACAATCACCTCCTCAATGTCGTTGCGCTGAGCCCAAAATAATCCCAACCTTGCAGCTGCCCTCACATCGTTGTGATGACTTTTATCAAAAGACCACAAACCAAGAGCCTTAAGCAAACCGTTTGGAATATCCGTCTGATAGCCTGCATTTCTCTGCAGAACTAAATCCGGATAACATAATTCGATTGCTGATATAGTCTCGACTACTGAATTATCTCTGGAATAATCGTTGTCTCTAACTTCGAATTTTTCAACCACTACGGTATCAAACTTAAGAGTTCTGCCAATCTCTTTGAACCACTTTTTAAAGTTCTCAGCACCAAATGGAACTACCCAATAATCAACTAGCCTTGCATTGTCTAGTAAGACGATTCCTGTTGTACTAGTTTCAATTCGATTACTACTTGGATCAATCGCTAGTATTTTCATAGCGCACCAACTTTCTTTGATAACACTCCTTCAAAAAGAGCTGTATCAAACCAGGTTTGCTTATTTAGTGTAGCGAACTTGAATAGTTCTTTAATTTCTTTTAGTTGCTTGGCAAATATTGTGATATCCTCCTCGCTTTTGAAAAATGCTTTATTTTCTTTGTGCACTGCAGCAAAAGCAAGTTGATATTCTGGAGTAAAAATCTTTTTATCAGAGTCGTTGTCGAGTTGAGTATCATCAATCTTGACAAAACGAATTTGGATATCAAATGGAAATCCTTCAGTCGCAATCACATTAACATGTTCTTTGCCAATTACAACCGATAAGTTGTCTGTAATTCGTGTTATATTGATTAGTTTCATCATTTAATCACCAACTTTTCTGTACGTATTAGTTCTGCTCCCTTGATTTTCTTTCCAGATTTGAGCAGTTCTTTTAACGTTGTCTTGTCCGGAGCGACTGTAATCTTTTTGTTGAAGTATTTTTTCGGCAGTAACTCTTCATCAACTTTTACCGATTCAGGATTCTGCTTAATTCGCACTGTAAAAATTCCTGACTTAATTTCTGTTTGGTTGGTCAATTTCATAGCATCAAAAACATTACCTTGTAGCCAAGCAGCTTTCTTTTTAGCAGCTTCTTTTTTAGCTTTAAATTTCTTTTCAGCTTCTTCAAACATCTTCGCTTCAGCAAGTGCTGTTTCAATAACCTGAGCATAGCCTTCAACTTTTTCTGACAATCTGTCTGCCCAGTCAATACTGTCTAGCGTATCTTTTAAGGTTTCATCATCAAGATTTAACTCGTATAAATCCCGATATTCCCCAACAAGTTCGTATAATTTAGCCATTATTTCGTTACCTCTTTCATGAGTTTATTAGCTTCTTTGATAAGCAATCGCATCGTATTGCTATCTGTTTCTTTTTCTGCTGCTCTCGTCAGCATTTCCACCCATTCCCGTCTAGTATCATTCTTCCAATCTACTAAGTCAGCTAGGGCTTCCGTTGCTCCAAAATGTGCTGAGTAGTCCAATGATTTATCTTCGAGGCGGACACATCTGCCTGCCTTGATGTCCTTGGCTATATTAGCTCTGACGTTGCTATTAGTCGTTCCGATAGCTTCTGCCACCTCATCATAGCTGGCAGTGGGATTTTCCTTATAAAATTCCCTAATGCGTTCCGCCTGTGTCATTATTATTCTCCTTCAGTCGGTTGTAACACCGCCTTTTCCAAATTTCTCAAACGAGTCAAAATGTCGCTCGTGTCATCTACTGTTTCAAATACGATTTTTTCAAGCCGGTCTAGCCGCTCTAAAATGCTATACATACCAATTGCATTCATCACGCCACCCCTGTTCTAATTTTGACATTACGGAGCAATCCTTTTAGATTACGCTTTTCATCGCCGGATAATGTTGTACTATCAATATGCTCACTTATAGTTTCAAATGATTTTTGTACTTTTTTCTTTTTGTTAAACATTCCTACGCTCCTTTTGCTTGTTTTTCAAATTTGATATTTTCTAGCATCTCTGCCAGGGTTTCTTTTTTAGGTTTGTATCGATTGCGTGATTTCCACTTGATAAACAATCCAAATCCTTCGTAATCAATAAAGACGATTCGGTGAGTTGGGTTCAGCACAAACTGTCTAAAATCCAGTTAAATAATTTCATATCATGCTCCTTTTTTTAATCCACTAGTTCGTAAAAATCTATTAACATCTGCTAGGTCATATAGAACTTTGCCGTTTTCCGATGACCTTTTAAAGTTAAATTTTCCTTGGTTTCTCCACTCGGTTAATTTAGTTCTTCCCCACCCTGTTTCTTTTTCTAATCGTTTCATGGTAACCCACTCAATTGACTTAGAGTTCTCGAATTGAGCAATTTTTAGAGCTTCTCTATTTAGAGAAATCAAGTCTGCAAGTAGTTCCTTTCTGAAGTCAGGGCCGAATATTTCAATGGCCATAGTTTTTCCCTCTCTCTTGTGGTATAATCTAAGTAAATTAAATTTGTTTTGAGTCCGATTGCCGTCGGACTTTTTTGTTATAATCATCTCGAAGGGAGGTGATTATATGGCTAAAGATTTGTTGGAAGTAACATCAGAAATTATCATCGGAAATCACGAAAGTTTTTATCGTGAATTTAGAGCTGCAAAAAACGAAGGTAAAATTAAGGATGCTACTTTTGCGGAATACTTAGGTCTTGAGTATAAGAAACTTTATCAATACGTTTCTAACGTCAATTCTATTGACTAGTAAAACTCAGACTTAATGTTTACATTGAATTGAAGTCTATCCTTTGGATGGGCTTCTTTTAGTTTCTTTACTTCTGTGATTGCCTCTTCAGATGTTGTGCAATATAGGGTAAATGTTATTTCGTTCATGCCATCTCCTTTTTAAACTGGTAGATATTCCTGATTAAGGA